TGGACTACTACCCTGTGGATCGCATGATGCACGACATTGCGCTGGCGCTCATGGCGGTTCAGACGCAGACCACGGAGATTCTGGACGAGTTCCCTACGAAGGCAGCGAAAACGGAGGAGGCGGAGACGCATCAATCCTGACGCTGCCTGATTTCATTTATTCCACCTATAACAGCCTGCTGGAAGGCGGCTGGCGCATGAGCGAAATCGACGGCATGGATATGCTGGGTTTCCTCCGCGTCCGGGCATGGAACGCCCGAAAAGAAAAAGAGAAAAAGCAACCGCGCCGTGCCTATATTGATCAGGTGTGGCAATCCCTGAAACCGTGAGCAACCGCCCACGGATTTTTTGTTTATCGAGGTGAGTACCGATGGCTGAAACCCTCCGCGACCTTGTGGTATCGCTGTCCCTACAGACGGACAACTTTACCCGGAACATCAAATCCGTCAACAAGCAGATTGCCGAGGCGGAGAGCCAGTTCAAGCTGGCGGCCTCCGGCGTGGAGGGCTTTGAACGCAGCGCCACCGGCCTTGCCGCCCAGCTTTCGACGTTGGAGCGCCGTTTGTCTTTGCAGAAGGACGCAGTAACACAGTATGAGCGGGCACTTTCGGCAGCGAACGACAAGCTGCAGGAGTGCTTTTCCCGCCAGAACGATTACGCGCAGCGGCTGATCGACGCGAAAACCGCACAGCAGGCGCTCAAGGAACAGGTCGCAGCAGCAGCACAGCAGGTCAGAACCTATTCGGCCACCCTTGGCGAGAACGACTCCGCTACCATTGCCGCCAAGGCCAATCTGGATGCGCTGAAAGCGGAGTACCGTAATTCCTGCGCCGAGGTCAAAAAGCTGACCGGCCAGAATACGGCATTGAAGAAGACCACCCAGAACGCAGCGGACGCTGTGACCGACGCAACCACCAAGCTGAATACGGCGCAGGCGGCGGTCAGAAGTACACAGGCGGAGATCAACCAGTGCAGCCAATCCCTGCGGCTGGCACAGACCAACTGGGATGCTGCCGGGAAGTCCATTGATGCCAGCAGGGCTGCCATCGTCACCTTCGGCAAGCAGATCGAGCTGGCGGAGAGCCGGTTCAAGCTGGCCTCGGTGGGCATCAAGGACATGGACACCAGCGTGACCGGTCTCACCGCAAAGCTGACGCTGCTGAATGACAAGCTGCGCCTGCAGGAGCAGAGCGTTCAGCAATACGAGAATGTGCTGCGGGGTGCAAAGGAACAGCTGACAGCCGCCCAGCAGGCCAACGATCCGGAGAAGATCCAGCAGACTTCCGATGCGGTCATTGACGCAGAAGCTGCCCTGAACCGCGCCAAGGCTGCCGTCGCTGCCACCCGCGCTGAGATTGAAAAAACCAATCAGCAGCTGAACACGACCAAGTCCGCATGGACGGAAGCGGGCAAGAACCTCGAAGCCTTCGGGAAAAAGTGCGACGCTGTCAGCAAGAAAATGACGGCGGCAGGCCGGACGCTGACCGCTGTGATGACCACGCCCATTCTGGGGCTGGGCGCAACGGCAGTGAAAGCTTCCATTGGGTTTGAATCGTCCTTCGCATCTGTCCGAAAGACCGTTGATGCAACGGAAGCCGAGTTTGAGCAGCTGGCCGAAACGTCCAAGCGTATGTCCACAGAGGTTGCGGCTGGCACAGATGAAATCAACGAGGTCATGGCGGCAGGTGGTCAGCTGGGCGTTGCCACCGAGCATTTGTCTGACTTCACCCGCGTCATGATTGACCTCGGCAATTCCTGCGAGGACTTGAGCGCGGACGAGGCTGCGACGACCATCGCGCAGTTTGCCAATATCATGGGCACCAGCCAGAGCCAGTTCTCCAATATCGGCTCTACGCTGGTTGATTTGGGTAATAACTTTGCAACCACCGAAAAGCCCATCATGGAAATGGCGCACCGCATGGCTGGCGCTGGCAAACAGGTCGGCCTGACCGAAGCGCAGGTGCTGGGCTTTGCGGCGGCGCTGTCCTCCGTAGGCATCGAGGCTCAGATGGGCGGCTCCGCCTTCTCCAAGGCGTTGGTTAAAATGGAGGTCGCCTCGGAGACGGGCGGCGAAGCGTTGGAGGACTTCGGTAAGGTGGCCGGGATGACGGCACAGCAGTTTAAAACGCTGTGGGACAATGACCCCGCCGCTGCATTTCAGGCGTTTATTGTGGGCCTATCCAAACTGGACGATGAAGGCGAAAGCGCCATTAAGACGCTGTCGGACATCGGCATTAACGAAATTCGCCTGCGCGATACGCTGCTCCGCGCCACCAACGCGACCGAACTGTTCTCCCGCGCACAGAACATGGCCAATGTTGCATGGGAGGAAAACACGGCCTTGACCAATGAGGCCGGGAAGCGCTACAGCACCACCGCCAGCAAGCTCACGAACCTCAAAAACAAGGCGCTGCTGTTTGGACAGCAGATCGGCGACGACCTGAATCCCGCCATCCAGCGCCTGATCGAGGGCGCGGACAACCTGCTGAGTAAGTTCCTTCAGATGGATGAAGCACAGCGCAAACAGATCATCCAGTATGCAGCCATTGCCGCCGCCATCGGCCCGGTGCTGCTGCTCTTTGGTAAAGTGACCAAGGGCATCGGCAGCATCTCTACCGGCATCGGCAAGTTTGCCACAGCGGTTGGTAAGGCAGGCGGCGGGATGAAGGGTTTTCTGAGCGTGCTGGGCAGCTCGCCCGCCGTATGGCTGGCCGTTGCCGCCGCGACCATCTACGCCACCGTAGCCATTGCGGATTATGTGTCCGGCGCTAAGAAGGCTCGCGAAGCGCTCAAGGGGATGCAGGAAACCGCTGACAAGTGGAAAAGCACGGCGGCGGAGACCTTCTACGGAAACAGCAAGGGTCTCTCCTTCTTCGGTATGTCCAAGGAGGATTTCGTCAAGGACAAGCAGTCCGCGCAGGAATGGCTGAACGGCCTGATTGCCGTCTGGACGGACGGCGAAAAGGAAAGCAACGAGATCGTCGCGCACTGGACGGACTCCTTCAAAAGCCTGACAGACAGCACACGCACCGAGCTGCAGGCGCTCAAGGACACAGCCGACAAAAGCGGCTATACCAGCGTATCTCAGGGGCTGGCAGCGGACATTCAGGCGCTGGATCAGATGGATATGGAGATCGAGCGGCTGCTAAAAAAGCGGCAGAACGGCTTCCTGACCGAAAAGGAAAAAATCCGCTTGCAGGAGCTGATCGACACCCGCGAGGCCATTGAAATCAAGTATCACCTGACCCCAGAGGATGTGGACGGCTTTGATACCATCCGGCAGAAGCTGGAAGCCGAGGTCGCCCGCGCACAGGCGCGTGGGAAACAGGACGCGGATGTGACTGTCTACGAGAACGCGCTGGTGGCCGCCGCCGAAGGTCTTGCCGCCGTCAATCAGCAGATCGACACGCAATACGACAAGGAATATGCGCTCATTCAGTTGATTGAGGACAGCGCCGATCGACAGACTGCGCTGGAGCAGCTCAACAGCGAGTACACCGAAAGGCGACGGGCTGCGGCGATGGAGTATGCACAGCTGTTGGCGGATGTGGTCATGCCCGTCTGGCAGCAGGAGGACATCCAGAAAGCCGCCGCCGATGTGGACGCGCTGACCCAAAAGCTCCGCGAATACAGCGCGGCGACGGAAACCGAAAAGCCTGCGCTGTTGGAAGACCTGGACGCCATCTCCGCTGCCATGGACGAGGGCGCGATGACCGAGTACATCGCCATGCTCACCCAGATCCAGTCGCTTCTGGATAGCGGCATGACCGAGGGCGAGATTCAGGCCATGTTCCCGGAAATCGACTTCACCACGGCGCTGGAGCAGATCGCGGCCATTCAGACCTTCCTCAACAACCGCGAGGTGGAGCTGCCCGGCCTGACCTCCATGTTCGGCGAGGCGCTGCCGGAGGAAGTGCTCAAGATCGCGACCGATCTCGACATGACCGGCGCACAGGAGCGCTGGAATACCTTTGCGGAAAACCCCGGCGCGATTACCACAGACGTGATTGTGTCCGGTTATCAGGAGGATGCTGCGGCACAGCAGCTGCAGCCCAAGGTGGAGGCGTTCATCGCCAAGTATACCGAAGTCCCGGAGGGCGCGGATAAGGCTGCGCTCACGCCCGAAGGGCTGATTGGGCTGGTCAGCGCCTATGCCGAAATCACGAACGGCGCGGATGTGTCCGGGCTGACCCCTGAAAACGTCACCGCCATGGTCAGCGCATACAAGGAGCTGGCGGCGGGCGCGGACGTTTCCACGCTGAAGCCTGCCGAAATCACCGCCTACATCTCCAAGTACATGGAGGAACGCGGCGTGGACATGAGCGGGTTGTCCCCGGACGGGATTACCGCCTTTGTGCTGGCTTATCAAGAAGTGACGGGCGGGGCGCTGACCACCGAGCTGACCCCGGACAACATCACGGCCATGGTGACCAAATACCTCGAAGCGGAAAATGTGGATGTGTCCCAGCTTTCCTCTGCGCAGATCGAAGCCATTGTCAGTAAGTTTGCCGAGGCCACCGGCTGCGACAAGTCCGAGCTTTTGCAGAATTTCACGGCGTACATCGCCAAGTACGACGACAGCAACGCCGTCAAGCCCAAGCTGTCCGTGACCGTCGGCATCTACGGCTATGACCTGATCGCCTACAGGAAGTTCATTGCCGAGAATCCCGTAGAGGTACAGGGTATCGTCAAGCTGGGTGAGCTGTACGAAAACCCGCAGGATGTGCTGCTCGACCCCAAAACGAAATTCTGGCAGGATGGGCAGGAAATTCCGGTGGAGGCAGTGCCCAAGGAACTGCTGACCGCCGACAAGGTAGCCGTGCTGGACGAGGACGGTACGCTGCACGTCATGGTGGCCCCGGATGTGACCGGCGCACAGGAGTCTATTGACAAGCTGCGCACGGAAGTGGCCGAGGTGGATCAGTTTGGCACGACGGCGCTGGGACGCGCTGCCGGTCTGCTGCCCACCACTACGCTTGACATGATCGACTCCGCGCTGGAACGCATTGAAACGGCAAAGGGCCGCTTGGGTCAGTGGTGGAGCTTCCTGTTCGGCGGCGACAGCGGGATCATGGGCACGCTCGACACCAGCATGAAATACGATTTCCCGGCAGACCGCGTGGCGGAGCTTTCCACCTATGTGGCTGAAATCGTAGCCGCCATCCAGCAGGGACAGGAAGTGAAGCAGGAAGACCTTAATAATCTGCAGACCATCCTGACGTTCCTACAGGAGTTGGATACCAACGAGGTCGGCACCCACATCCTTGAAGGCGTGGGCGAAGGCATGACGGCGGCAGGCTGGGATAGCGACGCGGAAACGGTCGCCTCCAACCTTGAAGCCGCGCTGAACATGGCGTTGGACATCCATTCGCCCTCTCAGCGCGTTAAGCCCGTGGGCGAAAACGTGTCGGCGGGCGTAGGCGAAGGTATGAGCGGTTACGATTTTACCTCGGATGCCGGTGCCTTGGCAGCCAGCGTTGAAGCCGCTGTCACCAGCGCACTGCCGGGCGATGTGCTTTCGTCCTTTGGCACCAGCACCGCAGAGGGTCTTGCCAGTGCGCTTTCGTCCTACAGCATGAGTTCAGCGGGAGCCAGCGTGGCTTCCGGTGTGCGCACAGCCGTCAACACCCAACTGACGACAGCGACGCTTCGCTCCGCAGGCGTAAATGCCATGGCGGGTTTGCGAGCCGGTATTTTGGCCGGGCGCTCTGGCGTGATCTCCGCCATGCGCTCTGCTGCCCGCGAAGCCGTGAACGCTGCGAAAAAGGAACTCAAAATCAAGAGCCCTTCGCAGGTGTTCCGGGACGAGGTTGGCGTGATGACCATGCGCGGTTTCGGCGCGGGCGTATTGAAGGAGAGCAAGGCGCAGGCAAGGGTCATTCGCAACGCCTCTCGCTTTCTCACCGGCGAAGCGCGGGAAGGCGCTATTGTCCAAAGCAGCAGCGACAACCGCAAAACCTATAACAACAGTGTGTCCTCCACCATTCAGGTACAGCAGATGGTGGTACGGGACGAGCAGGACATCCGCTCTCTGGCGGTAGAGATTGCGACGCTGACCAGACGGCAGCAGCGTGGAAAGGGGCTGAGAATGGCATGAACGACTGGTTCTCTTGGAACGGTGTGAAATGCACCGAATACGGCATTCATGTGCTGGAGCAGCCGCCGGTCACGCGCCCATCCGAGCGGGTGACGTTCACTGATGTGCCCGGTCGGTCGGGCAGCCTGACACTCCTGCAGGGGGACGACGTGTATGACGACCTGACGCTGACGGCTGTCTGCATCATCTCGGATGCTTCACGCATCCCCGAAATCTGCACGTGGTTGAAGGGCAGCGGAAAGATCGTCTTTGCCAACCGGCAGGGCGGTTTCTATGAGGGACGGGTCGTCAATCAGATCCCGTTTGAGAAGATTCTGCGCGGCAACCCGCACCTCAGCTTCGCCGTGAACTTCCGCTGCAAGCCCTTCTGGTACAAAGAAAACGCGCCGGAGATTACTGTGACGACCTCCGGCACGTTCATCACCAACCCCGGCAGCGTGTTTTCGGAACCGGTCATCAAAGTGCACGGCTCCGGTGAAATCACCCTCATGGTGGGCATGACCATTGTGGAACTGGACGGCATTACAGACAGCATTACACTGGACACTCCGCTCATGGAAGCCTACAAGGGCGCGAGCAGCATGAACGGCTGCATGAGCGGCGATTTTCCGACGCTGCTGCCCGGCCAGAACGCCATTAGCTGGACAGGAAACGTGACGAAGGTCGTTATTCAGCCGAATTGGAGGTATCTCGTTTGATCTGTGTATATCCTGCAAACTGCACCGACTTTTCGGGCAACGGTCTCGGCGTGGTCACGCCCATGAGCTGTACTGTGACTGAAACTTTGAACGGCGAATGGGAGCTCACGCTGGTGCACGACATCGACGAGCGAGGCAAATGGACGCGGCTTTCAGAGGGCTGCATCCTGCGAGCGCCTGTGCCCGCCGCCATGACTCCCAGCGTGGGCTTGGTCACCCAGCAATACCAGACCAGCACCTACGACGTGCAGATTTACAAGATCACGACCAAGAGCGGGCCGCTGCACCTGCGCTCCGGTACGGGCACAAATTACCGCATCTTGGGCAAGTACAAAAAGGGCCGCGAGGTTATCGTGCTCAACAAAACCACGTCCAGCTGGTACGAGGTGACCGCTCCGGACGGCAAGCACGGCTATATGGCTTCGCAGTACCTGACCTTTCAGCGCACAGAAACCCAGACGGTACAGACGAATGTGGGTTTCCGCAATCAGGTGATCGAATCCCGCCAGCTGCGGGATCAGCCCTTCCGCATCTATCGCGTGGTGCCGGAGCTGGATAAAGTAACGGTCTACGCCCGCCACATTTTCTACGACCTGCTCGACAACATGATAAAAATCCTGAAGCCCTCGCCCTCTGCGGTGGGGGCTTCCGTCGTGCAGAGCCTGTCGGGAGCGTGCCTGTCAAGCCATGATTTTTCGTTTTATTCCGATCTGACTTCAACTGCTGAGGACGAGGAATGGGAAAATATCAATCCCGTGGAGGCCATGCTGGGCGAAAACGGGCTGGTGAGCAAGTACGGCGCAGAGCTGGCCCGCGACTGGTACGATGTGTTTCTGGTGAAGCGTGTTGGCAATGACACGGACGTGTCCATCCGGGAAAAGAAGAACCTGACCGGCATTTCGTATGACGTGGACGAGACCGACGTGGTCACCCGTATCATGCCCACCGGCGAGGACGCGGACGGCAACGTGCTGTATCTGCCGGAATTATATATCGATTCGCCGAACATCGGTGCCTACACTCATCCGAAGTGGATTCATCTATCGGTATCGGAAGCCAAGGAAGTCACGGACGGCGACGAGCCGAAAA